CAAGAAACACCAAAACCTTCATTGGGACTTCTCGTGTGAAGGACCGGTGCCCAACCTGTGAGCATCTTCGACGGCATCTTCTCGGTAGGCCCATAGTAATAGGCGCATCTAATCATACTTCCAGCTGTAGTAACAATGTCAGTATGGGAGTCGACCACCTATAAGCTTGACATAGCCAAGGCTATATACACTCAACTACCTGGGAAGATTAACACAATACTGGGAAGAACTGTTTGGCCTTATCTTCACCCTAGAGGTGATCTGTGTGATCTCACAGGAAATGACTCTTGGGAGGACTTGGCAGATGTACTATCATGGGAAGTTGCAGATATAGATCCATATGATCTTGAATGTGTAAGTACACTTATAGCGGGCGTGACAACTTGGATGGTCGGTATACATGGAGTGTACACTTTGATAGACGCGGTACATTCAGGTAGATTTCATGTGAAAGCTCAATATAACTATAAGCTGATAGAAAGACGTGCAAAAGCATTAGCAAGTGTATTATGTCCTTCCACTATGATAACACCAGATGCTTTCCATGCGAAGTGGGAGAGATGTAATCCTAGAATGATGAATCTAGCTAGAGTGTTCGAAGACGCTGCCGAAGCATGGAAATATTACGCTCGAGCTTTCAAGACACATAACTTGACATATACCGAGATAGATCAAGTTAGCTATTTTGGTGAAGGGGATCGGTTATTCTATGGTGGTTCTCTAGGCTCACTTATAGTTCTCCGTGGTAGTGGAATCTACAAACAAAGAGGCATTATACTTACAAGGAAACATCTCGATATGCTAATCGGATCTATGTTAAGGATAGCCAATCTTCTGGATTACACGGCAAGGGAATATGCTCATGACAGTAAGATGACAGAGTGCCTAAAAAGGATGCTAGACTTGACTATTACCACGGCCTTCAATTGCAAACAAGCAAATGTAGACAAAGTCGTTCAGGCCCTTCACAAAGCTAGATCTTATGTACAGATGAGAATGTTCGAAACTGAGATGGAGACTGCAATACTTGAGGCCAGTTTAGAGTTCGAGAAGAAGGGTTTGCAAAATGTCTTGAACCTTGGAGAGTACATGAAATGCTTCATTCAACTTCCAAAAGGAAGATGGTTAGATCTTCTACATGTATACAAATGGATGCCACCTCCAGACTTTGACGCTACTTATGCCTTTACAGAACTATATGAACATCACATGACACCAAGGAAGAGCGCACTTGATCCTGGTGCAAGTAGAGAGATGAAAGAACTATGGACGAGCATAGTTAGAGAACGAAAGCTCAACATAGCCACTGCCTATCAACGTATGAACAACTGTTGGCCTGAACTGTTAGCTCTAGATGAAGGTTTTCCTACAGAGGAAGCTTTAGATGAATGGGAACCATTCGGTCTCTTTCCATATTACACTTACGGTAGAGATGTAACTGCCCAGATAAAGGATAAGGCGACTGTACTGGCACGTATCGATAAAGAGATAAGTACAAAGGCTAATGATCATGACAAGAACTTTCTACTGTGGTTTCTAAAGAACAAAGGACAGATAGATACAACGGAAATAGCTAAGCAAGCGTTACGTGGTACGTTAGCCGAAGATAACTATGTCAGGGTTGCATACAAGGGAGAGGCACATAAACCGGGCTCACGTCTGTTCTTTATGGCACCACCGAAACAGAGACTCATCTTAGGAGAAATGGAGGGGAATATATCTAGAATAGCAAGTGAATATCCAGCTTCATTGCAAGGTGTAGATGCACTCTCACGTTCTATCAAACTGGAAAAGCTCTTTAGCCTTGAACGTTCTAGTTTCGCTGTAGAGACAGAAGAACAATACACTGGCTATATCGTGACCTTCGATCTGTCCAAGTTCTCTCCAAAGTTCAATCCAGCTGTACTTCAAGATCTACATGCATTTTGGGCTAGAGTTTTCCGTTACGATCCAATTGAAGCTTACAGTAAATTTGGCGCTAGAAGTGTCATACTACATACAACTAATGGTCTAGTTATGAAGTACAAGAATGCTGGAGCTGATCTGGAAGGTTTTCGTGGTCGTATGATGACACTTTTCCATGCTGATCTGATTGCAGCGGCATGTAGATGTGCAAAGGATAGGGGATACATCGTAGGCAAATCGCATTCTGCAGTCTTTATAGATGATGGGGCCGTTAAGATAGCAGCTTCAGGAACTGGTAGAGTGGCAAGAAGAAATGCACTGAGATTTCTAGAGACCATGCAAAAAGTCTATGAAGCTGCAGGTCAAGAGAACCATCCAAATAAGACGATAGTGTCAGCAATAGGTGGAGAGTTACTTGCAGAACAATATCTATATGGACAGAGAATCAAATGTGCCATAAAAGCAGGAATGAGACTGTTCCCTTCATATGAACTACCTGCTACCGCAATAACAGAAGAGTTTGATGCCATATTCTCTACCGCACAAGGGTCAATCAAAGATGGCGCAGATTGGGTATGTGCATATAGACGTTTAGCTGACGCTTACATGAAAGCTATCTATAGATGGGGACGCAAAGAGTTCGCAATCTTGTCAGAGGTTAGGTTTGCTTTCAAGATGGTAACACCGAAATCAATGGGTGGATTTGGATTCCCAACATTACAGGCGCTTACAACTACTACTGCATATGATATGACTGTGGAAGGGTTAGGTATACTAAGCGCGGCAGCTAAAATGTACGCTGTATATGAAGAAGAAGTTAGAATCATCCTTGGAAGAAGTGTTGTCGTAAGACAGCCGATCCAAATATTCCGGGATCCAGGACGAGTAAGGTTAGTGGGGGATATTCTTGTAGAGGGACGTTTAAGTAATGCCATCATTAAGAAGCTAAGTGAACATGAAGGACCATGGACAAGCTTCATTGGACTTGCCAAGGATGCTGAATTGTTAGGTCACGCTGATACAGTTGCCAGAGATCTACTCGACAGAGATACTGTAAGTTTACCTCTCATGAAAAGAGCATGGGACTGTATACCTCTCTCTTACATTGAAGGTCTAGTTCTAAAGTTCCAAAGGGCAGCTAGTGTACAGGCGTTGTTAACTACAAAGGAGATTAACACTATAAGGAGAGCTAATCAGAGAGATGTCGCGACATTGCTTAAGAGCTATTTCTAGCTTCGATTGGTCGTAGTAAGAAAAACTTAAAGAACCGCGGAATGCCTCCTCTCAATATATAGAGCGGAACCTACAGAGTCTGAATATGGGGGGATTTCACAGAGATAATCCAATGATTTGGTTGGTG